GAATATAGCTGGTGGTGTACTGTATATCCTATTCATATCTTTATTACACACCACGCATTTAGGTTTAGGTAATTGCTCTCTAATGCTTACTGTTATCTCCTGTGTTATCCCACAGCATTTGAATTCATAAGTAGCCATTACCACCAATAGTTCTCTTTCCAGAAGTCCCATGCTTGGCATGGACTTCCATAGCGTGCTTCTGCATATCGTACTGCCCATTCTACTTGTTCTAACGGACTTAATTCTCTTACCTTGTAATTCATAAACTGCCAAGCACCAGATGCTCCTGATGATCTGTTTATCGCGTTGTAACGCACATTGCTTTCCCTTAATGCGATTTTAAATAAACAAGAAGCTTCTACTTGTGAAGTTAAGAATGATGCATATCTAAATGGAGTTAATTCTTGTTGCATGGTTTGAGCATTTCCAGCAGGGCTTGCACTGCATAGAGCTATCCCAATAGCGATTGGCACCACGCGAGCTAGCCGCAAGCGGCTCGCGTTGAGCCTCTGAAAGGCTCTGCCTAAGAGCGTACCATGCTTGTCAAGTTTCCACAGGTTCTCTGCGTGTCGTAAGCGTGAATTCATGTTTTCTCCTAAGTTATCCACAGGTTGTTGATAATTACTTATTTGATTTAATTACTTCACATACCTCGCATGTTCTACCCTCGGTTGTCCATGATCCACAGCCTTTACATCTGACTATGGCCTCACTAGGTACTTTGTCTTCAAGCAATGGCATAATGTCACCCAAGCGACATAGAAATACATAATCTTCTACTGATTCACCTTGACCATTACAACGCATAACCACAAACTTTAGTTTCCCCTCATCGCGTTTCTTTTGTTGGTCTATCCATGCTTTTGGCTGAAATGCAGCTCTAGCCTTGACCTCAATATCAAACGGAGTTCCAAGCACATCGCTGCCAGATGCCCCACTATTTACTACGCTTGCGCTTCCCCATCGCTCACGAAAGTAGTTAGCAACGACATGCTCGGTTCTCCTGCCTCGTAGCCTACGATTATTTTGTGCCATTAGTCAAGGCCTTTTGTATTGTTTGAATTGTTTTGCATGGATAATGCACATTGGCATCTCCCTCATGCGACCATTCGTAACAGGTCATGCAACCCATATATTCGTAATCTAAGATTTGGCAAGCAATTGGACTATGCAATTGGACTACCGCATATAAGGCTTTTGGTGAAACAGGAACATTTCCGCATGAATCTTCAAAGGTAACTGCAAGATCTTGATAAACAACATTCATTAAATCCATGTGTGTCATTTAGTCCCCAAATTGTTCGTAGAAGTCATTAATCCAAGCAGTCTTTTCTTCGCAGACTGCGCAGTAACGCTCGTTCGGTAGCGCCTCACGCACCTCACATTCCCAGCATGGCCTAGTCATTCTTAACGCCCCAAACCATAATAGCAAAACACCCAATTACAGAATTAACCACTATAAACGTTGCCGCGTCATTAATATATAAATTTATTATTTCTTTCACGACTTATTTACTCCATGGCAAGCCTTACATTCCCAAATGGCATCAATGTCGGTCTGTCCGCCAACATTGGTAAGCTCATAGTTTGGTCTTGGGTTATTGCAAGTATCGCAAACCTCATAAATTGTAATTTCATCATCTTCATCAAACAGAATTTCTGTTCCGTCTGGTCTTGTTATTCGTAGGTAGCCCATTAGTTCAATTCTCCGTTCTGTACCATCGGCTTTGGTGGAACCCAACGCCCGGTATTATCTTTAACATACCAAATTGCTTTACATTGCTGATCGCGTGGAGCGCGACAGACATAACCAAAATAAGGCTTATTGGTTTTGCCTACGCCATCTTGCTTGGCCATTTGACCATGCTGGCACATTGGTGTTTCCTCAGGCTTCATGCCATCATTTAATTGCGTTAAGGCTTCATCTAAATCGACAGGCATTGGCTTTTGTTCAATGGTCCATGGATCAGATGGCTTTTCGACTGGAACCTTTTCACGGGTAAAGTTTTCTACTCGTTCCTCAAACTTACTTACTTTTGGAGCATTGATAACTTTACTCATTTCTGATCTAGAAGCTCTTTTGCCTTTTGCTGCAAATCCTGCGTTCGCCAAAGCGCGGCCGATAGCGCTTGTCTCGCAGTTCTCAAGTGCTGAAGTAGCGTTAACTCCTCGGTCGCTAATAAGCTCATATGCCATTCCACTTGTCCAATATCGTTGGTCAGCCTCTGTTCGATAAATTCTAGCGATGACAATAAATCGTTGAGCAGTTGCTTCGATAAGTTCGGTCTCCACTCTTCCATCTGGATAATCTTTCCAAAACTTTTCAAGGCGTTCCTCCACTGTCTCGTAATCTTCTAAATTAAATGCCATTTTTTTGTTCCTTTGTTTGCCATGTGAGCATTTCTAATAACTCTATTTGTGCCAATAATGCACTTAAATTAGCTAATTCAATTTGTTCCATATCTCTATAAGCCAATGCTTGCAACTTATATTCTTGTGCAATCTTCCAACTAGCCATCATTCAACCTCTTTCATTTTCACTAATGCAGCTGCTTCTGCAAGGTAGCAGATGGCGTCCAAATAATTGTCCAAATGGTCAGGTGAGTTGTAGATCCTTGCAAGTTTGACTGCGACCATGTCCAAACAAAAGGCTTCTGGAGTTCTTCGCTCCTCATGGATAACGGACTGAATACTCGCAGTTCGTATCGCTGTAACGTGAAAGTCATCGTATCTTGCCTCACGCTGCAATAAGATGTCGTGAGCTTCGTTGAGAACGTCATTAGCGCGCACTTCCAACCGACTTTCCACGGCGGAAACCTAATGCCTTGCCTAACTGGTAACCATTTGACCAGCCAAGCGCATAGCCAATAACTGCTGCTGCAACCATGGCTAAATAAACAATTAAATCAGAATTCATAATTTCCTCTCGTTGTGGAATTTCCACATGAGTAGGGTTGCAAATTGCAAGTATTTAAGCGAATTGAAATTCGGCGTGGCGTATAACGATTTCGTTATCTATAAATCTTGCCGTAAACAGTAAATGATCCATCGGCATTTACAGGCACAGGAATAGGAGTTATGTTTTTGTCGTAGACTTCAATAATGCCAAAGCCCATCTGCCAATTAGCGGCTCCAGCCTTTAAATAGCCTGCTTGCTTGCTGTCCATGAGATTACCTACCTCAAAGCCCCAAACTGTCTTAAAACGGCCTTTAAAGCCCGTAGAAACCCCTTGTAGGCCAAGCCTGTGCGTGTGTCCACAGACAACGGAAACGCCAAACTTATTGGCTAGTCCGGCTGCCGTTCCCCCAGCATTGCGGTTTAGGCTTCCCTCATCTCCATGAACTAACACCCATCCCGGTAAGAATTCGTATGGCTTGGAATGGAAGCGGATTCCCAACTCATCGAACCCCATGAACTTAGGGTAATTAAGCTCAGGAAGTCCGAGCAAACTTGGCGCTCCTCTGAGCAAAGTATGGTAGAGCCTGTCGGTGTGGTTGGAACGGGTAACATCGGTAACCCCCAAGTCCCAAAGAATATCTCTGCAAGCTTCTCGATCTGCATCTAATTGCCCCTCATATTCTAGCGGCGTGCCTTTAGCCCACTTGCTTTGTGACTGCATGTCAAGCTCATCGCCGACACATAACACTTGGTCGAACTTTTCCTTTTGTACAAGTTTTCTTAAATTTTGTACAGCTTTAGCGTGATGATATGGCACTTGTAAATCTGATATAACCAGAATTCTTCGCTTAATCGTCATCCTCATCTTCGTAAGGAGTAAAATCAGGATTAAATGGATCATGCTCCGGCAGATTTGGAGTAAACCAGTCTGGCCATCCAGCAGATGCAGCGCATAGATATTGTGCAGCTTCTACATCAAATCCTGCCTTGCGTAAAGCAAGGTAATACTCTCGAATTTGGATAGCATGTATTTCCAAAGGAGTAAAGTCCTCTGTTCGTACAGTCTTAACGCGGCTTGGTCGTTTCTTCGCCATGTTTTGCACTCGCTATCCACTCAGTAGCTTCTATCAAATAGTAAATGCCATTGGTACGACAATTTCCATCTGCTAGAGCCATGACTTATTTTTGCAGAAGTATTTGATAAATCTGGTCTATTTGTGATTCGACACGCACTAAACGGTCGTTCATGCTACCGCCGCCATTTGGCTTTAGCTCCGCGAGATAATGCTTTACCAGCCATTGCACTAAGCCAATAAACGAACCAATAACGATCGAAGCAACAGCAGCAACAGCCGCTATGTCCTGCGCACTCACTTTTTCGTTGGTGTGGCATATCCAAATACGCCCGCTACTACTGCCCAAAGAATTGAGCGATAATCTAAAGCAAATTCTGAGCCAGCCCAAGCTGCTAGAAATGCGCCAACAGTTAGTACGTAAGGGTTTTTCATAGTTCGCCTTTCAGTAGCGGAATTTCAAAAGGAGTTTTATCCAAATCGCCTTTAGCAGTAAAGGAAATGTGGATGTGGCTTTCATGTGGGTTGGTGCCTCGATACTTTCGCCATTTCCATCCCATAATGGGTGAAGCAATTTTTCCATTGTAGATGACATAGGCAATTCGCTTGTCTCTCTTGGCGCATTGTCGTATCTGATCTGCAAGATAATAGGCCTCAGATTTGTGGCGTGATAAATCGCGGTCAATGTCAAGCGCCCGAACACATCCGGTCTTATCTGGATTGTGATCTGACTTTTCAGCGCGGTGCTTGGCATCACCTATCCACCCATCCGAGCGCTTGTCTCGATCTGGGTAGCGGTGATTGATGCGTTCGCGCATTTCCTTAGCGGCATGACTTAACCATGGATTCATGATAGAAGCAGTTTTGCCTCATCTTCGGTAATGCCAAGTTTTTTAAGTAATGCTGCCTTTTCATTTTTTGCAGATTCCATTGCCGCTACTTCGGCATTCCATTTTTCCTCTAATTTAGCCGCTTCTGCCAATTCTTTAGGATTCATTTCGCGTTCAATTTCTTCGCCTGTTTCTGCATTAACAATTTTTATCATTGTCATTAGTTCACTCCATAAATTCTGACGCTTCCGCCAATAGTTGCAGTACCATTTGATGATCTAATTATTAAAGAATCAACTGCCGAAGTTGACGTCCATGTGCCTAAAACTGATTCATTCTGTTTTGTTGGTGTTGAATCCATATAAAAAGTTATCATTTGGTAATTTTTATATGTAGTACTTGAAGCATAATCATAAATGTAAAGCATTGTTTTATTGCTTTGTGAACCAGTTGCAGCATTTGCGTCGGAATTTGGTCTTGCCTCAGTTGTACTATTTTTTGAATAAGCTGTGGTTCCGAGCCTGTTTTCTTGGTAAAAACCAGCACTTGAATTTGAATCAATTCTAATATCCAACTTGACATTTGCGTTTAATGTCCAGTCATCTAAATAAATTAATAAATTTTTATATGAGCCAGAAATGCTGCTAATTGTTGTTGATGTACCAGATAAAGAAGTTGTGCTTAAAAGTGTTAATGAGCCACTTGTAGGAGTAACCCATTTTAAACCAGTTGCTTCAGCAGAATCAGCACTTAGGTATTGACCATTTGTGCCAACCGCTAACCTGGAAACTGTATCCGCTGCTGTTGCAGCAATTAAATCACCTTTGGCATCAACAATAGAAGCAGATAAACCTGCCGCTACCCAAGAAAAATCCATATCAGTATTTGAAGCTTTAGCTAATACCTGATTTGTGGTTCCACCTTTTAAGTCCACCATTGATGTGTCAATTGCGTTGCCTAGCGTACGCATGGCAGCAGCGCCATCTTTAACTAGGTCTGTATCGTCTGGCGTTTCCCAGCCGAAGTTAGTTGTTGTTGCCATGATCCCCCTTTAGGAAACTATTGTAGCGTCTAGCCACTCTAAACTTGTGTTAAGCGTGTTCCAAGTCTCAGCAGCGCCTACGCTGTTCCATCGGCTAGCTTGTAAGCTAAAGGCCAATGGAGAGACGTTAAGTGTTACTGAAAGCTTGTTGTATCCGGTGCGGAATGTCCAACCCTCGACAAAGCCTTGAAAGGCACCATTTTGCATATTGTTAGGCAAGTCAGTTAAGTTAATCGGTAAGCCCATAAAGACATTTAGCAAAGCATCTCGGTCAACATCGCTCAATTCTGGATTAGTCAATTCAAAGGTAATCGAATCAAATATGGCTTGTGGATAGCCACGAATGCCAAGATAAAAGTTGGCTTGGCTTGTTGCATCAGTGCCGTTTTCTAGGGCAGTATTTAATACCCAACCTTGCTGACCATAAAGCCCAATTGACGTCGCATCATTAGCAGTCGCTTGTTGGTTATTTTTATAAGTAATTGTTACCTTATTGCGTAAATCACCAATGCGAGTAATAGTTCGAATACCTGCCGCTAAAGCATCGTTAGCACTCAAATCAGTAAAGCCATTAGCGGTTAGATATTGGCTTCTATGGGTTGAATCTGCGTAGCAAATTTGACCAGAAGCGTTTTCATAAATGTAGCCAAGACCAGATGTGGCAAGGTAAGCAATTAGCGAATAGGCATCTGTAGTCGATGATGATCTAGCTTGAAGTTCGTAATCACCAGGTCGGTCAATAGTTCCTAAACCTGAGTTTTCGGCATTAGCCCAAGTAGTTGTGGCATTGTAATCAGCCCAAGTTAAACTTGGCGCTACACCAGTCCAGTCGTTATAAAGCAAACCTGAAAGAATTGCAAAGATTTGGTCTCCGTCTTGGTCTTTAGCCAAAACTCCATCCGTCAATGCTTTAGGCAATTTAGATAAAGCACCCAGAGCGGTTACTCGATAACTTTGGGTAATTGTGATGCTACCGCCCTTATTTACCACTTGCTCAATGTCAGTAATAAAGCCACCAAATACGTTTACATAAGCGCCAGTAGAATCTTTAACTTGAATGGTTACTTGATCGTTTACATGCAAATCTACATAAGTTTCATCAAAGTTTATGACTTCAAAATTGGCATATCCGGCAACTGGCTGTTGATAAATGTCAGTACGACCAGAGCTAATGGTCATGTTTGCCAAAGTTACATTTGAGAATTCACCGCTACCATTAAGGGTTAATTTCCAGTCGGGTGTCCAGGCGGTCATAGAGTTAAGCTTTCAGCTCCTAATGCGCCTCGACCATAAGAGCGATTTAATACATCAATAATAGTTCTAGCAGTTCCCTCTGGATCGCCAGCAACGCCAATATTAACCGTCACGCTTGGAGTTTGACCAGCAATGGTCATTGGTTGACTAAATGGCTTTGCGCCAACGCTACCGAATGTTACTCCTGATAAAGCGGTACCAGCATTTGATGTCGCAGTTGATGCGGTAGTAGTTCCACTTGTGGTTCCCGATGATGGAGTTGAAATAGTAGGTGTAGTTGGAACTTTAATAGTTGTACTTGGAATGTTGCCTGAAACGGATGGCACAGAAATTTTAGGTGCGCTAATAGTTCCAATTGTAGGTATATTAGGCAATACCGGAATGGCATTGTAAGCCTTAATAAGCATATTAATGCCAGCAATGGCTCCATTAACAACTGTTGTAATACCGGAAGCCACTTTAGCAATTACATCGATTACTCCAGCAGCTACACTAGCCACAACTTTCAAAGCACCGACAAATGCAACTCCAAGTAAAGGCAAAATGTACTTTTCAATAATTTCACCAAATTTTTGGAATGATTCTTTGTTGCGTTCAATGGCATCCGCTACTGGTTTGAAAATGCTGATAAATTTGCCAATATTAGGTATTACATTATTAACAATTAAGTTAATAAAATCTTCTAATATCGGAATGATTTTGTAACCGACATTTTCTTGAAACTCAGCAAATGCTTGTTTTAAGCGATCTATACGACCTTGATAAGTCTCAGCCGCGGCAGCTGCTGCCCCACCAAAGTTTTTGTTTAATTGGTCTTGAATATCATTAAAGGATTTGCCTTTAAGTTCAGCAGAAGATAAACCTAAGCCTAAGCGTGCTAATGCTGTAGTCTGACCATCAAATGCTTTGCCAAGCGCGTTTGCGACTGCTTCTAGCGGAATACCGCGAGCTTTTGAAATGTCAAGAGCAAGGCTTAATAATTCTTGTGCTTTAGTAACATCGTTAGTTGATAATGCCAAGCGACCCATTGCAGAGCGCAATTCGGTATCGCTAACGCCTGTGGCCAACTGCATCTTGCTGATATAAGTTTCAGTTGCCTGTATTTGCTTTACAGTCGCTCCAGTAGCGGCTTCTAAAGCCTGTGCAAGGCGCTTTTGAGCTGCTTCATCTTCGATAGCGGCTTTAACACCATCAACTGCTAATTTACCTGCATAAGCGGCGGCGGCAGCAGCTGCGGCAGCAAATGCGGCGGCGGCCATCTTTCCAAACTTTTCTAATTGTCCAGTAAAGCCACCGACATCTTGATCTGCTTGTTTTAACTTTTTATTTAAGTCATCTACATCAGCAAGGATGGATAATTTAAGAGTTCTACTACCAGCCATTATGCCCACTCCTTGATAATCTCATCGAAAGAAGCTTCCCACTTAGCAATAATCTCTGGCTGTATTTCACGCAAGGTTGGATAAATGAAGTAGCCTTGTGAGCCACCTTTATACTTTGGTGTACGCTTTGGAAATTGCTTATATCTATTGGAACCAAATTCCATGCCTGGCCAAAGCGCCTGAGTTGTCGCTCCGCCTGAAAACTTTTGACTAGCAAAACCATAAGAAAATTCACCAATTTTAGATGATTTGGAAACGCGTACGCCATCAGCAATTCTCATTGCGGCAACTCCGGAAACCACTCTGGTTGATGCTTTAATTTTAATTTTATCTGCTGCATATTGCGCTAAAGCATTTGATTGCTTTTTGGCCTGAGCAATTGCTTCATCATCCATAGCTTTAAAAGAGCGTGTTATAGCGCGGATGTCGGACTTGTCGTAAGCAATTTTAACGTCCATCTTCACGCTCCTTTAATAATTCTATGGCTGTAAGTACATCCTCTGCGCTTTGCCAATACTGCATCGGAATTCCCGTTGCAATTGCTAATTGAACCAGTATTCGGCTTACTGATCCGCTTGGATGGCTTTTGGGTCATCATCACCGACAATTACATCGGAAACAGTTTCCATCCAAACTTCAAAAGCTTTAACTGGTTTACCAGCAGCTTCTCTTTTCATCGCGTTATACGCCAAGAAAAGTAGGTCTGAAATACCGATACCATCCTTTGCTTGCGCAATGGTTTTGCCGAATTTCATTTCCCATTTAGCCCACTCTGGCGGAGCGGCTACAAATGTAGCCTGCTCGCCGGAGTTATATTCAATTGTGATTGGTAACTTCATGCTCTCGATTTCCTAACTATTAGCTGAATGTC